GTCTTCGACTAGCTCGGTGTTGGTTCATCGAACCAAATGGAAATGAAAGTGCCCGTTTTCCTCTATCCCCCTTAAAGAGAATTTCTTTTTAACGTTTCAACACTCCTTGTATACCAACTTTGGAAAACCACGTAGCGAAGATTCTATTTTGAATCTTGAAATCGATGGCAAGGTTTACCAACAAAATTTTAATCAAGACGATTTCTCTGTACTTGATGGTTGTGAAACAACAGTCTTTCGAATTCACGATCGCACTTTACCTCGTCAACGTAACGTTCTTGGACGATTTGTTACTCGTGAAGCTTACATGCAGCTCGAAAATATCGAAACGGTCCTTGAACATCCTGGCAAGTTCGTTTACGGAATGACACGCCGGATCGAACGTAAAATCTACTCGGGACAAGGTAAAACTTGGGTCCTTGAAGATGGCTTGGTCACGAAATGCCATACTGAAATGGGCGATTGCGGCTATCCAATTCGAGTGGTTTCAGGAGCCAAAGCTGGCAAATATGCGGCAATTCATGTCGCTGGTTGCAACACCCCTCATAATTATAGCATGGCATTATCTTCGCCTACAATACTTGAGGAACTTGAAGAGTGTATTGCCACCCTTGAACCCACTCTCACTACGCAAATGGGATCTGAAGTTTTCCATGACTTGTTCGAACAACGTGAAGAATTGCACAATCTTCGTGAAATTGAACGTGTCCCTTTTGAAGAACGTATTTATCTCCCTGAAGAATCGAAGTTGAGACCGTCGATAATTGCGGAAGCCCTTGCTGTCCCGGATGAAAAAGAACCTTCCATTCTTTCTGATCAAGACCCTCGCTCTGGAGGTGAAAACCCCCTGTTTCACAGTCTTGCTGATACTCTCAGCGTTTCGCACGTACGAGTGGATCCAAACCTAGTCGAACAAGTTGGTGAAATAGTGAAAGCCGAATACGAACACGGTCTCGACTGGGTTATCGGTAAACGCCACTTGACAATGGAAGAAGCTGTTGGTGGAGTTCCTGGTAAATTGGCTTCTATGTGTATTCAGACATCCCCTGGTCTTCCCCTTGTTCGAATGCGGAAACAAGTTGGTAAATCTGATTGGATCCGAATACTCCCCAACAATGAAGTGGAAATTGAACCCTATGTCCGGGAAATGGTTTCGAAAAAGCTTTCTGACATGGAAAAAGGTGAAAAACCGGATAGCGTTTTCCTTGGGTATCTCAAAGACGAATTGGTTTCCCCCCGAAAATTGCGCCCTAAACCAATGACCCGCCTTATTTATTGTTCAAATATGATTGACAATATTGCCTTCCGTATGAAAATGGGCTCTTTCCTTGCTGCCGTGAACAATAGTCATGCCACCTTGTCCAGTGCCATCGGAATGAATCAGTATTCTCACGATTTTGAGCGAATATATCAGTGGCTGTGCGAAAAATTTGAACCGAAGTTTCAAGCCGGAGATTTCAAAGGCTTTGATAAGCGCCATCATCCAGTTTTCCGAGCAAAAGCTTATTCCATTATACGCGATTTGCTTGGCGAACTTGTGACGGACGATGAATGGCAATATTTCTACGAATCACAAACTACAGCCCCAGCTCAAGTTGGCGATGTCAAATTCCAGACTTTTGGCAATCATTGGAGTGGCAATTTCTTCACCACTATCATTAACAATCTAGTTGTATGCATGTACATATATTATGTATTCAAGAAATATTATCCCGATCTCAAAGTTTCTGAACACCTACGAATCAAATGTCTTGGTGATGATCACATTCTAGCAATTCACCCGGACATTGAGTTCACTGGACCCATGATCCAGCGACAAATGGCCTCGATTGGACAAACCTATACCTCCGACAAGAAGGACATGGAGATCCAAGATTATCAGAAGTTTGAAGACATCACCTTCCTTGGAGCAAAACCAGTTCGACTTTTTGGTATGTACACTGGAGCTATAATCGAAACAACGGCTTGGCGAGCGCTCTCTTGGACGAAGTGTAATAACGCTGCACTGTATCAAGTTTGTCAACAAATGAGTGAATACATGTCTCAACACGGCAAAAAGAAATACAATGCTTTCAATCTTGCGATTAATCGCGCGCTCACGATCAACCAACTTGAAAACATTTGTTTTCCAGCGTGGGATGAGATTGCTCCTATTGTAGCTACCCGACAAGTTAGTGACGATTTTTTGTTTTTTACCCAAAAAGCCATAGATCCAAGTTTTTTCGAGAAACACGCTAAAATGTCGTGTCCCCTTGCTCGCTGTCGCGCGAAGAATTTTGATACTGTCAAACAAATGAAGAACCATTTTCTCCAAGAGCATGTCCAACTCCGAACTCAAATGAATTCTTCAAATGCAGTGCGATCCCTAACAACTTTCCATACCAGTGGAGTGCGCGCGGAAGAACAGGAGCGAACTCCAACTAGTGTTGCTCATCTGGCATTGGGTGAAGAACAGTTTGATCTCCAGACTGGTACAGAAACAGTGATGTTCCGAGAACAAGTGACGTGGTCTGCTTCACAATCTGCAGGCACTGTTATCCAATCTTGGACAGCACCGTATGGCATTCTTGGTACTGGGAGTCTTAGCAATATCCAAAACATGCCATTCGAACGGTATCAGTTTTGGCGCGGAGACGTTGAATTAACTATTCAGATCAAAGCGACACAAATTCAAAATGGAATGCTATGTCTGTATTGGTATCCCCTTTCAACGTCCACGACTCTCAACACCGTGAACAGGACT